TCGAAATTTTTAGTCATTTTCATGAAATTACTCCACTAAATCCAAAGTCATCTCCTTCTTCAACAAGTGCATTGTCTGCAGCAGTGATAAGTTTGATAGGAGCACCTCTAAGGTGAGACGTAATAGTTGTACCGTCTTGACCTCTGTTGACTGAAATTTTGTTTCCATTGATAGTCTTGATGAAGAGTTCCTCTCCATCCAAGTCCACATATGTTTTTGCCGTGAGACCACTTGCATCATCAACTTCAAATGTTTTTGTAGTTGTTGTGATGTCAGCAGACAGAGTAGTAGCAACGTCTCCTGTGTAGTCTTTGATTGCTCTTGGAGTAACAGTATATGTAACTTCTCTTGTAGTATTTGACGTATCTGTTCCAGTAAGTAGACTGACTCTTGCCTTCTTGATGATATCTTTGGATGCAGAAGATGCAGGACCAAACAGATATGTCTTTGCAGTAAATCTTAAAGTATAAAGAAGAACTCTTCTTGAAGTGAAATCCCCTTCATAATCATCTTGCATCGTAATATTTTCAAGAACGATGGGTACGTCTCTTTTCTCTTTAATTGACTCAACTAATTCAATTGAAAGATTGTATGCAGGTTGAAAATATGGCAATATCTGTTCAACAATTTGCAATGCATCATCATTTAACTTAGTCATGATGCTAAGTTCAAATTGCATGTTATATGGAACGGGCATGTAAGACTTTTTAGTCTCAGTTCCATCATCAGGATCTTTAACAATAAATTGCTGAGTGGTGGTCACCTTTCTAGATGGATCATAGGTAAGACCAGTAAACTCAAACGACATTCTTGGCAATGTAATTTGAGTTGGTTTATTTAAATCAGGAGACTGATTTATTCTTGCAAGAAACTTTTCAGTAGGACCATAAGCCAGAGGTACTTTTACAACACTAACCACACTATCAGAAGAATCAGTCTTCTTGATACTTACATTATTGAAAAGAGTACCAAAAGAGATAATGGTTCTCCTCAAAATTTCGTTGTAAAAATACTCAAACATTGATAAGTCCTAGACTATTATGTGTTTGTTAAGATACATTTATTTAGGGCATACCAAAAGGATTTTGTTCACTGAAGTCAATAATTGAATCTGCCTCAGTTTCAATGTTAATATTATCAGCAAATCCATCATCATTTGGTTCTGTGCTTACAACTCTAATCTCTGCAGTAGCACCAGAAGTTCCACCAGTTACAGTTTCACCTGCAACAAAGTCACCAGATATAGTTGCAATTTCAAGGGTATTATCAACAGCATTATGAACTCTTACTCTTGCTGTTGTTCCACTTACAGATCCAGTAACAATCTCATTGAATACAAAATTACCGGACGAACTTGATGCAGGAGATGCAATGGTAATTGTTGGTGCAGAAGAATATCCAAGACCTGCATTTGTCATATAGACAGCAGATATAGTTCCAGCAGTGCTTACCACAGCGGTTGCAGCCGCAGCAACCACCTTAGTAGAATCTTTTTCACTAATAAGATTAGAGATAGTAACAGTTGGATTAGTTGTATATCCACTTCCTACATTTGTAAAATTCAATGCAGTAATTGTTCCAGAAGTTCCAATAGTTGCGGTTGCAGTTGCAGTTGTTCCTACCCCTAAAGGTCCACTGATAGTAACAGTTGGTGCAGTGCTATAGAAAATACCTGGATCTGTGATAGTAAGAGATATTGTTCCTCCAACACCAGTTGTTGCTGCTGTAGCTGTAGCTCCACCAGGATTTTCAATAGTTATGTTTGGACTTTCAACATATCCACTTCCGGCAGCAGTAATCGTGACTAAACCAACAACACCATCACCTATCGTGGCAGTTGCTGCAGCACCTGTTCCGTTTCCACCACCACTAAATCTGACTCCCGGTGCAACTGTATATCCAGAACCAGGGTTGGCAATATTTACCGATTGAACCGATTGAAGTCTCGGATTTGCATTAAGATTGCAAACATTGATACCACCTATCATTGTAGCAATACCAACAGCAGTGACCCCTCCAGAGGGTGCTGAGGACACTCCAACAGTCGGAACACCATCATAACCACCACCTCTATTAGTTACTGTAAAGAGTCTAACACCACCATCAAAGACAGAAAGTTCTGCTGTTGCTGAGGCAGCAGTTCCCACCAAGGTAAGTGTTTGTGTTGGTCCTTGAATCGTGTTTATGCCATCATCAGTTTCACCGTCATAATTCTCTCCGATAAGATTATTGTCAATGTCCTCAATACCTGTTGCAATAACCTCATCTTCAAGACGGAAGAGTTCGCAATATAATTCATAAACATAAAGATTTTGTAACTGATAATATGGTTTTGCATATTCAATATCTTTAATCTCATAAATTCTATCATCAAGAGGAAACCAAATTAAATCACCACCTTTTGGTCTAGTGGATAATTTAATGTTAGATTGGTCTTGAATAAGTGGAGTGATATAATTTTCAAATCTATCTCTTGATATAATAAGTCTTACTTCATCTTTAGATTCGATGCCAAATTTTGAAAGAACATCACCTGCCCCAGCATACTCATCGTAATTATCAACATACGCTTCAAGAGGAAGTGCCATATCAAATGTTGACTGAACAACTTCTCTAATGACCGTATTTTCAGTTAAAAATTTACGAGGAAGATAGAAGATATCAACCCCGTACATTCTTAATTGCTCATTGATTAAATCCTGAACAAGATTCTGCTCACCTGTTGTTCCTTGAGTAAAAAATGGATTTAACATATTATCCGATCATATCTAAAGGTGGAAGTTCATAGGTGTTTGACATTACCTCTCTAATATTTTCCAAATCTTTTTCTGCATCATCATAAATTTGTCTACCATTAAGTTCGATTCCACCTGGCAGTTTAACTCCTTGGAACTTAATTAAGTTTTGACCCCATTGTCTTTTGATGAGAGCAGTGACATATCTCTTGAGGAATGAATCATTCCATACTCTAGAATAGTCATTAGGGTCTATAAGACGATAACAATCAATAACTACATAATCATCTTTTTTTACTGCACCCCAATCAATATCAAGATAAAGTCTATCTTGTCTTTGATTAAATCTGACTTGTTTTTGAGTGTTTAATGCAAAGTCAATATCTTCAAGATATCTCTTTGTCATTGCATATGTAAGAATCTCAGTTGACCCCCAATAGTAGATATCATTAAGGAACAACTGATACTTAACACTAAACATATTATTTGTTACAGTGTTCGATCCATCAAATTGAAAGATCTTATTAATACCAATTACTGATGGAGGAACTTGAAGATAGTTACTGTTTTCTTCAAAAGAAAATGTAACAGAAGATCCATCAATAGTTGAAGATGCTGTTGTTGTTACAATACCGATTGGATTATTTCCACCTCTTCCTCTACCCCTGTCAACGTCATCTTGGGTAATTTTATATTTTAGAAATGTTTGAATGACACCATCAAAGTGTCTCTCATGAAAAAATTGCAATGCATCATCAACCAGATCATCTACTTGCTCATCAGCAACATTTATCTCAAGGACTGGTGCCCCAAGTTGCCTTTTAGCATAATTTATTAAATCTGTTCTACTTGCTGGTTGTGCCATTTATTCCACAAGTTTCCTAAGTGTATTTAGGGTGCTGATGATACTGGATTAATTACTGTCACGTTACCACTAACAAGAGGATAAGTGGTTGCTCCTGCACCAACAGATTCTTTTACCAATACATCATAAACATATCTACCTTCCTTGGTTGCTCTAGTATTTACAGCCGCCAAACTTAATTTCATTACACCATCATATGCACTAGTAAATCCAACAGTAAATGCTGAGGTAATTCCAAGTGTTGCTCCAATTGCAACACTCTTAGACATGGCTCCTGTTCCACTGTAATTAGTTAAGTCAAATGCACTACTTGATGTAGTTTTTACATTTAAAGTAACTTCAAAATCAGATCCTCCATACATGGTCAAATTTAGACCATATGGAACTCCTGAGTCTTTATCAAAAGTGATGTTCTTACTAGCCATTAGGGATGCCTATAACTTGCATTGTCTCTTGTTGTTTATAATAAAGTTTGCAAAATGACTTTGCAATATTCTTAAGAGTGTCACGGTCTTCACAATTATCTATATCAGTTGCAATCTTCTGATATGCAAAACTTTTTGATAAATTAGAGAGTTCAATTTGATCGGGATCCATTTAGTAACTCCTTAAGAAGGGACTTGATTTCATCTATTTCACCCTTTATATTAGCAACTTCTTCCTCCATTGTCTGTACTTT